CGATCAACTGTAGCCGCCAGTGCTCGACCGGGAACTTAGCACCGGCATGCTCTGGGTAAGGCTCGGCTGCGTACGCCTGCGTGAGCAGGAGCAGGGCCAGGATTATTACGGTCCTCATGATCCTTCTCCTTGTGGGGGCATCCAGACGGCGGGCACAGCCACCTCATTGACACCTATCCATGCTCGACCCTGTTCGCAGGCAAACCCGTTGAAGATGTCTGCACTGGTCACCAGCTCAACGCCTTCTAGTTTGCACGCGTCCAGAGTGTCGAAGTTTTTCCACAGTTCGAGGAACTGCGGCATCAACGTCAGCACGTGGGGCTCAGCTAGTTGCGGCACGTCTTCAGCGTTCGCTGTTAACGTGAACAGAACTAGTATGGTTGCGGTCAGAATTTTCATTCCTTCTCTCCTTCCTTGGTAGAACTAAACATTCCTGTCTTTGCAAGTAACTCTACGAACCACATTGCCTTGTCGTTATTCTTGAGCGTGTTTTCGCAGTCGGCACAGATGAGTGCCAGGGGTGCTGTTGGTAAAAACGTCGGAGTGTGATCACCGCAACGTCGGCAGCGGTTGAGTGAAGAGTCAACGTAGATGCGTTGCTTCTCCAGCTCACTGTCGATGAGTGTTGCAGCGGGGTTTTTCGTCGCGAACTTCGATTGTGCACGCACGTCGGTAGCTTCGACTACCTCTTTGCAGTTCGCTATTGTCTTGTCAACCAATCTCATTTCCGTGTCCTGTTACCACTTTGTGAAGCGGTGGGATCATCAGCCCTGTTGATCCTACTCCGGCGCTAGCACCGGGATCTACGGCAGTGTCCTTCTCATGACTTTGCCTACCCCACCGCTTCACAAAATGGTCAGTGGGAACCAGTATACACGAAAGCGCAGCCGTGTCAACTAGCCAGAATTATGTTGACGAGCCTTCGAAGCAGCTCGACCGGGATAGCGACCAGTAATAGGCCTGCGATTCCCAGCATGAGATACCGGGCTCCGACCAGCACGCTGCCTAGTGCGGCCATGCCGTACACGTAGAAATAAATGAGTGGCAATAAAAGCGCGATGCCGCCTATGTACCAGTACCAAAGCGTGCTCATGATCTCCCCTCCTCGGGTTTCTTTCCAAGAACTTCTCGAACAGAACTACCTTCCGGAATATATACCGGCTGCGTCTCGCTCTCTTCGGCGAAGCGCAGACCATCCGCGCAGCCTATGTAGTAGGCCTGCCGCACACTGTGCTTGATCTTGTCAGCGATGCACGGCAGGATCCCTTCACACAGATCGTCTACCGATTTCCGCAACTGGTCGTGAACGCGCTTCTCAGTACTCATGATCGTGACTCCTCTTTCTCTCGTATCCATGCCTCGACCTTGAGGTCGGAGCTGTCGAGTCTCTTCAGCAGTGCGTCCCAGCTGATCCGGTCCCAGTACTGTCGGCTACCGGCAGCGACGTCGAACAGTGCGTCTGCTAAGTTTGACTCGTCGCGTGCGACTGCTCTGACCTTGCGGTCTCCCGCTGTGTTGAGCAGCAGTCTCACCTGATCGTCGAGGTCGTGCTCGTTGACCTCCGGCTTGGTGTAGTAACACTCACCGCACTTGCGTGCGGTGGTGTTGCCCTTGTGCCCGCAGGAGGGGCATTGCCATGGGGTAGTCATGCTACGTATTCTCCCTCATTCATGACGTTGTAGATGTGACGCAGTTCGTACTGGACCTCATCACCGTGCTCACCATCGAAGCCGAACGGGTCGTTGGCTAATGTCGCCTTGACCTTGACACCATCGACGTCGGTGACTGTGGTCCAGATACGCTCGTTCTCGATGACGACCTTGGCGAAGACACCGGGCTGCACTACCTCGCGCAGGTGATCGATGTCCGCTACCTCGAAGGTATCGGGATGTTGCTGCGCCATTCCTTGTGCGCATATAAATGTGTAGCTCATGAGTATGCTCCTGTCTCGTTGATTACGTCGGCGATCACACCTTCACTGACACGGAACCGCTTTGCGAGATCAGAGACAGTCAGGTGATGTGGTTTCGGAATGAAGTTGGGGTTCGCGCGATAGCGTTGCCAGTCGTTATCGTTTACGCGCCAGAGGTGACGCACCATGCTCACACTCTCATGGGTGAGTGCAGGCTTGCGTCCGCGCTTCTTCTCTTCTGGATGGTACTTCTCCTCGGCCTTACGCGCGTTCGTTAGGTTGAGTTCCAGCTGCGTAATGCAGAGCCCGTTGATCTCGAAGACCTCCTCGCAGGAGATCAGTGCGGATCCCAGGCGTGGGATGACGTAGGCATCGAGTGACCAGCCGTGGTCATCGACGCCGACGATGATGGTGCCGGTGTTATCTAAGGTGCGACCCAGTACCTGAAAGTTATTAGGCAGGTACTGGGCAACATCCTTGGACTTGCCGGTGTTGGCGATAGCAATCCTCATTAGGCTGCTACTCCTCGACGTGCACTGACACGGATGGAGATGACTTCCTTATCCTCGGTGTGCGCAGTGACGAGCTGGTGGCTGGGCTTCAGCTTCGCAGCGATGGACTTCCAGTCGATCATGGTACGCATCGACTCGACAACCAGCACGCGGAAGAGGTTATCCTCCAGCGTCTTGACGCCAGCTTCGATCAGCGTATTGCGGATCTCTCGCTCGCGGTCCTTGAGGTCTGCCAACTGGGCTCGGACTGCTCCGAGTTCATCGGCGAGGCCTGCGACTTCGACTACTTTTCTACTCACGGTCTTGCTCCTTCTACTGTCTATTGCGAATTGGCATTCACAATAACACGGGAGCGTAGCCGTGTCAAGTAGCCTTGATTATGTCAAATAGGATCAATCACTTAGGGGAGTCGCGAAGTACACGACTTGTTTGAATTTCTCAGTGGAGTTGATCAGCCCTGCATCGTGCAGGTCGTCGAGTATTTGTTCGCGACGTTTCTTATCAATGCCCCGTGTGTTACGTGTGAGGACTGCTTTCGGAGTGAAGCCGTTTTTAAGTGCCATACGTTGGTGGTCGCTGTTACCTGACTGTTCAGCGTACTTCTGTGGGTTGTTGATGATCGCTTCGATTTTAAAAGAATCCTTCTCGATGTAGCTCTCACCTGAAGCTGTTGAACTTACCTTAGCCTCCCAACAGTTGTTGCTCCATGTCACAAGGTCGATTGCCCACCTACACAGATCGGTATCGATGACCGGTCGCTGCGCGTCCACCCCTACCGCTGCGAGTCCTGCCAGTATGAGGGCATTTTGATTGGCACGCGCCCAGCTGTATTGACCTGCTCCGGCTCGACGTCTGGATGTCTCCTCAAACTTGTCGAATGCATTGTAAGTACGAGTGTCTGCAAATATTACTTCCGTGAAGTCACCATCAGCGGGCTCGTGATCGCGGAGTTGTTTCGCATGCCTACTAATTGCAGAGGGGAATACATGACTGCGGTTTAAGTTTCTGCCTCGAAACTCCGTACCGGTGTCAAGGAGAATGAAACGATTAACGAAGCCTGTCTCAGAAGCTACACTGGTCAGAGCTTCCATCAGGAATTCAGGTTGCGCAGTAGCAAGCACTGTAAGGAAGGGGAAATCGAGAGCCGGGATGGATTGTTTGCGTCCAGGGGTTGCGGAGACGTGACTGTCTGCCTCACCGTACAGTGAAATGACGTGACTTAGTGTTGTGTAATCGGGTGAGTTGGAATTCTTCGCCGATGCCATGTAACGAGCTGCTTCATCCCACAGCCAGCACGCCATGCTATCCTCGGCAAGGACGTCGAGCATCACATAGTAGGATTGAAAACCTCGGAAGATGACGTCTTCCAGTCCCAGTTTCTTTCCGAACTTTCTGATAGTTCGTATCACTGCAGCCTTCCCTCCGCCGGTCGGAGCAGTGACCATCAGATAAGGTTGCAGTGGTGTCCTCCAGTGCTGAACGATGTAGTGATTACAGGTTGCTACCGCAGTGCACATGATCCCTGCGGCTAATCCAAAGATCGGCTGATCCACAAACGACTCTCGGCACGCCCACCGGCTAGTCTCCCCGATAAGACCGGGCACATCCAACAGTGATTCATCGAATGCCAGTTTCTCAGACGTAGGTTTGAGATTCGCGGGGGCCAGGACTACTTTACCCTCCGCCTTGCCACTCTCTGTCCACCTGCGCAGTACTGTGATCACTGGCATGCTCATCCAGTCTTGCAGCGTCGTGAATCCCCTCGTGCGATCACCCGCGTGGTGCTTCTCGATGGTGTTAACCACGGATCCCTTGCGGTCTTCAAGTTCGTCTTCATCCTCTTGGATGACAGTGAGTACTGCACCCATCACGCGTTTGATTTTGTCTTCCTGCCACTCCTGATGACACAGCGCACCCGTGCACGCATGCACGTAGTCGTGACGTGATCCTTCGGTAGGATAGAAATGAGTGAACACCGCAGCGACTGCGATCTCATCGGCATAACGCTCCATGTCCAGCTTGCTCAGCTCGGCGAACTCGGCATCCATATCATTGGAGAAGTACATGCCACCCTCAGGGTGTCGGGATGGAGGGATGACTGACTGTGCTCCCGTGGAGCGGATCTCGATGATGGTGCCCAGTTCGGACACCTGCCACTTGTGCGTTTCGGCACCGACGATACGGTAAACGTAGTGAGAATCTTCTTTGTTGGTGCGTCCGTAGATGTATGTCTCAGGCAGAATGTACTCAGCTACCCAGACAGCCTCTTCCATGTCCAGATCGATGTCGGTGGCGTGGTTAGAAGCCTCCCCCCAGAGCGCACCGATGTTATCTCCAGGCTTGAAAGCTCCATTGCGGAAATCTTCCTCAACCAGCCGGAGATGGGGCCAGTCCTTGCCCTTGGGGCGTTTTGACCTGCTTCTAAGCGGTACCGTGTAGACCCCCCTCGCTAGCCAGTCCTCTGCGGTTTGCGCCATGAAGTCAGTTAACGTAATCTGTGCCAACTCGTCCTTCCTTAGGGTCTGGGTACGGGAGAGGGGGTGTTAATGACCGACACGGAAGTTACGCTCCCTCTCCAATTTTGATGAGTGTTTATTGTGCTGTTGGGCCGACCATCCTACAGCAGAACCGGAGCACTGGAAATGGTCTCGACCCAACAGGGCTCATGACGAGCATCAACCCCGACTGCACCGAGTGTGGCCTCTACGCCACGGCAAATACCGTGTGCATGAGTGGAGATGGACCTCGCAAAAACGTCAAGGTCATGGTGATCGGCGAGGCTCCCGGAGCACAGGAAGACAAACGGGGCGTACCCTTCGTTGGTGAATCCGGACGCATTCTGAGGGGAGAACTGCAGCGTAACGATCTCATCGAGGACACCTACATTACCAACCTCGTCAAGTGCCGTCCTCCCAACAACCGAACTCCCACCGCAGCAGAAATTAAAGCGTGCCGTCACTACCTCGATGACGAGATCGCTGAGTTAAATCCTGCTTACGTTGTCACTGCCGGAGTTCCCGCCACTAAGACGCTTTTTCACGGCAGAGCTAAGATTAATCAGTTCCATGGCGAGGTCATTGAGAATCCGAAAGTCGGTTACATCGGTATGCCAATATTTCATCCGGCGTACACGCTGCGCGATCCGTCGAAGCTCCCTGGTCTGAAGGATGACATTGCTCGGCTTGCCCGCCTCATAGAGAGCGGCCTGCGCAACGATACAGTTGAGTGGTCGGTCGTTCGGAAAGGTAACCTCGACACCTTCATGCGAGAGTTTAAGGAGGCACCCGAATTCGCATACGACTGCGAGACATCGGGGCTCTTCCCATTCGATGAAGACGGGTACATCACTGCAATCGGGATTGCTTTTGCTCATAAGACTTGGGTGATTCCTGGGCTGATGCACCCTGATTACCAGCGATTTTCTCACTCCCCGTTTGCGCACGGAGACGCTCTTCGGAAATTGATGCGGCTGCTCTTTGCTATCGCTCATCGCGACAAGAAACGTACATATGCCCAGAACGGAAAATTCGATAACAAGTGGATGCGGTGTATGTTCGGAGGGTCTTTCTGGCTGACCTTCGACACCATGCTGGCACACCATGTGCTCGATGAAAACCTAGCTCACGATCTGAGCAGCATGTGCCGTACACACCTTGATGAGCCTGAGTACGACATCCCGCTCGCAGAAAAGCAGGGCAAATCCGAGAAGCCCGTGCGCAACTATAAATACTGTGCACAGGACGCTGCGTACACGCTCAGGCTGGGCAACCTGTTCGAGGTGATGCTTCGGGAGCAGCCCAGCCTGCATCGTCTCTACTGGAAGATAACGATGCCTGGAGCCCGCGCGATGGAAGATGCCGAGATGGAAGGGCTCACTGTCGATGAGCCCGCCCGCAAAGAGATCGGACTGCAGTTACTCTCACAAAAGATCACGGCACGTGAAGAGCTGAACGAGATGGCAGGCTACGAGGTGAACTGGAATTCACCACAACAGATTGCTCACCTGCTATATGAAGAACTCGACCTGACGTGCAAGGTATTCACCGCAAAGAAAGCGAAGTCCACGTCCGAAGAAGCACTGCTCGGCCTCAAACATCCCGTCGTCGATAAGCTGCTCGAATTTCGTGGCGCTGATAAGAAATTCAACGTGTACATCAAGGGGTGGCAGAAGTATCGAGTCGGCGACCAGTACTTCTTCGACTACAAACTGCACGGCACTGTGACTGGACGTTACAGCTCACCGCTGCATCCAATCCCACGCGACGGATCAATTCGTAACCTGATCACTGCACCTAAGGGGTGGACGTTCGTTGCTATGGACATTGCCACGGCAGAGATGCGCGTTGCTGCACACCTCTCCCGTGATCCTGAAATGATGCGCTGCTTTAACGAAGGTGTCGATGTTCACTGGCGCACGATGATCGAGAACCTGTCTATTAGTAAAGAGAGCGAATGGACTGACAAGGTGTGGGTGACTGCAGAGAGGCTCAAAGCAACACGCATACGCTGCGGCAGAGTGTCGTACAGTGATTGCCTCGACATCATGCTCGAAGCGGGACCGAAAGCCTGCATCAAGGCCGAACCGAAATGGTACGACGGCAGGACCAGAGCAAAAGCCGTGAACTTCGGTTTCATCTACGGCATGTACCCGAAGAAGTTCATCGAACAAGCGAAGAAGGATTACGGCTGGGAACCGACGATGGCTGAGGCAAAGAACGCACGTCGCGCATACTTCCGTCTCTACTCACGCCTCGATGACTGGCATCACAAGACTAAACGACTGGCGCGCACGAATGGACACGTGAGGTGCTTAACAGGTCGGCTGCGCAGACTTCCTGGCATTCATGCCAAAGACAAGCACGTACGCATGGAAGCTGAACGTCAGGCAGTCAACTCTGGCGTGCAAGCCATGATCGGTGATTACAAAGCGATGATCCTGATCCAGATTCACCAGACATTTCCACGCAATAAGGTGCGACTGGTCGGTGAGCACCACGATTCAGTGCTGACCATCGTGAAGAACGAATACATCGACGAGTGTGTCCCGAAGATGCTGAAGATGGCGAAGCGACCGAAGCTGATGAAGACATTCAAAATCAAACTCAGCGTGCCCATGGAAGGTGAAGCAGAGCTGGGACCATGGGGCAAAGGGGTGAAGTACGATGTCGCAGCCTGAGGTAAAGCGCACCATCGACTGGGACAAAGTAACCGGGTTCGACGATATCAAAGCCATCTTGATAGCCATGGACCTCAACGTCACAGATATTCCTGACGACCCAGACACTAAGATTGCTGGGATTCGGTATCTACTCCACCCATTGCCGGAGCAGGCTGATGGAACACATTAGTTTCAGCGAAGTCAATTCATATCGGCGTTGCCCGAAGGCGTGGGAATATCGGTACTCCCAACGAATCAAGCGCAGGTTCAAAGGCGTGCGTCTGCTGAAGGGTGAGATGCTGCACGAGATGCTGAACGCTTACGTGTTCGCGAAGATGGACCACGACTACGAGGGTCCTGATCCGTGGGACGTGCTCGAAACGTACGCCGAAGAGTTCGCCACCTATTTTGAGCAGGAGCGTGACATGCACGGAGATGTCATCGGCGACTGCGGCAAGATCTTCGAAGGATACCTGCGTAAATATCGTAAAGATCCGCTGACGTACGAGGCAAGTGAGATCAAGATCGAGGTGGATCTGAACATCGACCCGTTCCACATCCCCGCCATATTCATTGGCTTCATCGACAAGATTGCAACTGATCCACAGGGACGTCGGTGGGTCATGGATCACAAGTTCATCAAGTCCATCCCGACCGCTGATGATCGGTTCAGTGAGCTGCAGCTGCTGCTGTATGTCTGGGCTTACGGCATGGAGAATCCGAAAGAAAAGATCGACGGGGTGTGCTGGGATTACGCACGCTCGAAAGCACCGACGGAGCCAGAGGTACTGAAGAAGGGAGGCCTGTCGAAGCGCAAGAACCTGGACTGCGATCCGTACACTTACCTCAAAGCAATCCGCCGGGAAGGTCTCGACGCCACCGAGTACGTAGACATGCTGGAGCTGCTCGAAGGGAAGGAAGACACATTCTACGAGCGGGTGTTCCTGCCTACCCCCAGTAGCGACATGATCATTGAGGTGGTCAATGATTTCCTGCAGACTGCGGCAGAAATTCAGGCGAAGCGAGACGGTGGACGCTGTTCTCGGAGCATGTCATCTTTTAACTGTGCCACCTGTGAGTACCGGCTGATTTGTGAAGCTGAGGTCCGTGGTCTCGACGCTGACTTCATTAAAAAGAGCGACTACGTAGAAAGAGGGAGCGCCAATGCCAGCTAAGAAAAAAGTTCGAAAACGGAAGCCGGGGAAGAAACTGGATCCGAAGCCTACCTCTATCCTTGACCGGATCAAGCCGGTAACGGAACTCAAAACCAATCTGGTCATGCTCGTGTACGGTCGCTCCGGCTCAGGCAAGACACACTTCGGCTCGACATTCCCCAGGCCTATCCTGTTCATCGACACGAACGAGCGCGGCACTGAGACCATCGCGCAGGAAGAAGACATCGATGTCGTGCGTGTTAACGAATGGGGTGAATTCGACGAGCTGTACTGGGCATTGCTCAATCAAGAGACCGCAGTTCAGTACGCATCCGTTGTCATCGATCAGGTCACCAATTTGCAAGATCTTGGGATGGCTGAGGTACTGCGCAAGTCACGCAAGGGACGCGACGAAACTTTCACACAGCGTAACTGGGGGCAGCTCTCCGGCATGCTGAAACAAACAATCAGTGATTTCCGCGACCTGTCGGATCACTACCACCTGCTACTCATCGCGCACGAGCGCATCGATGAGCCCGGTGACGAAGAAGATGAACACATCGAGCCGAACATCGGTGCTCGTGTGATGCCCTCCGTCGGTACTTTCCTCGATGGTGCGGTAGATGCTATCGGTTGCACGTTCATCAAAGAGCGCTGGGAAACAGAAGACAAAGAAGAAGTGCGCCACGTGGACTACTGTATGCGGATCGGTCCTCACGCATTTTACTCAACCAAGATCCGCAGACCGGTGTCCGCTGGTCCAATCCCTGAGCTGATTGTCAATCCAACGTACAAGAAGATTAAGGATCTAACCTCGGGCAAACAGAAACGTAAAATCAGGAGACGAAGTTAATGGCTACACCTAGACGAAAAGCACCAAGTAAAAAGCGTGGCTCAAAGAAGAAAGCAGGGCGACGGGGCAAGTCCAATGTCATCTCAGTAGATTTCACGGACGTTGAAGCCGGGGGTGGAATGCCTACACCTGACGGTTACTACGTCGGAGAAATCATGAGCGCTGAAATGGAAGCCAGCGCAGCAGGCAATGACATGATCACGGTGCGTTGGAAAACGCACATCGGTTCGACCGTGTTCGACCGGTTCGTGTTGGTACCACAGTCACTGTGGGTACTGCGCACCGCACTGAACTGCATGGGGTACGACACTCCAGATGGTCCGTTCGACTTTGATCCCGACGAGCTGATCGGAAACAAGTGCGGTTTGGAAATTCAAAACGAAGAGTACGAAGAGAAGGACCAACCTCGCGTAACTGGCTACCTAACTGAGGAAGTGGCAGAGCAGTACGTCGAGGAGCAGGGGGGAAGCGTGGAGACAGAAGAAGAAGAGGAGGACGAGCCCGACGAAGAAGAAGAAGAGGAAGAAGAGGAAGAAGAAGAGACTCCAACCCCGCGCGCTAAGAAGAAGGCATCGAAAAAGAAAAAGACAGGCAAGAAAAAAGCTGCACGTAAGGGTGCTCTACGTCCCGGCGCACGCGTCACATTCGAAGATGAAGAGGGTGACGAAATCCAAGGTGTCATCGAAGGTCTCGAAGATGACATGGCAGTTGTCGTGGATGACGAAGAAGGCGAATGGGAAATCCCGGTCGATGAGCTGAAGAAGGCTTAATGATCCGGACGGAACTTCGTCCGTACCAAATCGAAGCCGTCGCTGCCGCACTCAAGCACGATGGCTTCGCTTTTTTTCCGGAGCAGCGCACAGGGAAGTGCCTGATCTCTCTGGCTGTTGTAGACGAACGCAAGCCAGAGGTACTGGTCATTGTCTGCCCGAAGAAAGCAGTCACGACGTGGGAACAGCAGATCGAGGAGCATCTCGACCTCGACTGGGACTGCGACATCCACATCGTCACGTACCAAGAGCCCGTCAAGAATCTGAAGCTGCGTAAGCAGTGGTACAAGTGGTCGAAGGACTGGGTCGATGACGGTGGCACGCTGATGGTCATCGCTGACGAAGCTCACTTCATTAAGAAACCCGGCACAGCGCAGTCCAGGTTCACCCGAACGCTGGGCAAACGTGCACAGTGGAGACTCGCACTGACCGGTACGCCAGCCGACAAAGGCTTCGAGCAGTACTGGGCGATCTTCGACTTCATCGGTAAGAACGAGATCTTCGGCACCTATGCCCAGTTCAAAGGACGTTACGTTATTTACGTGATGCAAGAGAGGAGAGACGGACGTCAGTATCCGGTGCTCACGGGTTATCAACACAAAGAAGAGATGCTCGAGAAAATTCACCAATACAGTTACCGCATCACATTCAATGAGGCGCGCGTTGCCATGGGCAAAAAGCCTGTGCGCATTCGCCGAAAGAAAGTGTACTTCGATCTCAAGCGCAGCACTCGCCACATCTATAAGGAGTTGGAGAAGGATTTAGAAACCACAATCGACGGGCTCACGGTTGATGTACCGTTACCTGTCACGTTGATCCAGAAACTGCAGCAGGTGTGCGGTGGTTTTCTCCTGCACCAAGAACGCATCCCAGGCCAGAGGAAACGCAAGCGTACCGTTATTAAGGTTGGCCCAGAGAAGATGACCAAGCTCATGGAACTGCTGTCTGGCTTAGGTCAAGATAAAGTAGTCATCTGCTGTCGATTCACGCACGAGATCGATGCCATCGCTGAGGAGTTCGACGACTTCAACTGGACCTACAAAATTATCTCGGGGCAGCACGAGTGGGACCATAAGTTCGATGTGGACTTCGTCATCTTGCAGGTGAAGAGCGGACTGGGCTTTGATCTATCTGAGGCGAACACCTACGTGCTGTACAGCTGGGATCATAGTTACATCACGTTCGAGCAGGCCAGATTTCGCATCATGAACATGGACCATACGGAGTGGGTCAACTATTATTTCTTAATGGCACGAGACACAATCGAGAGTGAGTACTACACTGCAATTGCACGTAAAAAAGATTTCGCGACGCTGGTGCTCGACAAGCACCGCAAGAAGAAAGGTAAGAGAAGAACGTGCGCGGTATTCGCATGAGCCATCGAGAAGAGAAGGTAACGGAACTGCCTCAGGTGTTCCGCTGCGAGCGTTGCAACCGATACGTGTCACGCGTCGAAGTAGTCTATCGAAGAATGATGCCGGGTAAGTGCAAGTGCGGCGGAAAATTGAAGCTTATAGAGAAATCGGTGAAAAAGTAGTCAAATATTTTGGTAGGAAATTGGTTTTATGAACGAAAGTAATTTATGGGAATGGCTGAGGAATGTTGTTCTCCCTATGGGGAATTACTCCAGAATCGAATCCCCGGATACTGCGCCTGGGTTTCCCGACGTTCACTTCACTGTCACCAAGGATAGGATACATACCAGTGGGACACTGGAACTCAAAGCCACCGACCGCAACCTGCGAGTACCTTTCCCAGACCAAGAGAAGGGACTGCACGAATCACAACTGAAATGGATCTCCAAAAGCGTAGCCCACGGTGGCGTCGTCTGGATCATTGCTGAAACACCGCGCACCATCTACATTGTGCACGGTCAGGATGCTGATTGGTTTAACGGATCTGAGCACAAAGACTTGCTCGACATGGCATGGAACACAGTAAGCCGAGACGATCCTAAAAAAGCCTTCCATATTTTAGATGATGCGCTCAGAGTGCCAGAAAACTATCGTCTGTGTAAGGAGTACGTCCGTGACAACACGTAGCTGCACCTTCCTTAACCCGCACAACACCGTGTGCTGCACCGAGTGCGGCTCCGACCTGTCACTTTGTCAGTGCGTTGCGTGGGATCAAGCTGCCCATGATCGACTCACCAGTCCCGACGGTTTAGTCTTCCGCATGATCACCGACGAGCTGGCAGCTGCACGTACAGCATTCCCCGGCACCACGCACATGTTGTGCGCACTGGTCGAAGAGGTGGGTGAGGTAGCCAAGGCAATGATGGAACATGATCGCAAGGAAGGTACCAGCACGCAGCAGGTGCTACGTGAAGCTGTGCAGGTAGCCTCGATGGCGATCAGAGTTGCAGTCGAAGGTGACGACAATTTCTTGTACGAATTTCCTATTGTTGAGGACGAGCTGCCCCGTGGTCCCATCAGTAGGAGCTATGATTAAGGGAGCGCAGCATGATCCCTTGGTGGTGGTTGTGGCCTACTTTCGTCGTAGGATTTCTTGTAGGAATGTGGTTGTCGAAAGTATTTTATGAAAACGACATCCTTTACCGGAGATTAAAAGATGACAGAGAAAGAGTCTCAAGATGGGACGACTGAAGAGAAGCCCAAGCTGAACATCCAGGTGGGGGTAGAAGAGGGGAAGGTAATTGTCCTGTTCTCTCAGCGACTTACCACGTTTACGCTGCCAGCGGATGACGCTGAGAAAATGGGTCTTGCCATGATCCACCATGCCAAAGAAGCACAGGCGCTAAGTGAGACCTGATTCTCTTTACACGCAAGCGGATCTGTGTATAATAGGGGCCAGAATCTAGCTCCAAGGAGAGGAATCATGGCAGCGAAAGCGCTCCGCAGACAGAGGAAGGCCCACAGCGATAGCGTCGGTGCCCAGATGGCAATGATGCGTAAGAAATCCAAGAAAACGTGTGCGAGTCCTGAGTGCAGTGAGAAGTTTGATGGTCTTGCCATCACTCAATACTGTTCGGACGAGTGTCGTTTCAGAGCAGCTTATCTGCGACGTCCACAACAATAGGAAGGAAGACATAGTGATCAAGGTCCTGAAACAACATCGCAAGGCAGAGCTACGGCTCGACAGTCGGAAGCTCAGCGGAGACTTCGAAATAAGTCTGACGAATCTGGGGGATCGTGAGGTACTGACCGAGTTCATTACTGAGGTGCGTAAGCAGCTCCGCGAGTTCGATCCCGCCAAGAAAAAGAAGAGAACGAAAAAATACGTCCGATGATCGCTGAGTACCATTGGAAGGGACCAATGGTGGACCTCGAAGGAACGCTGAGTGATCACACTGCCCGCTTAGCCATCCTTCTAGCTAACACCAAGACTGACGTTCGTCACCGTCCATCATGGAAGGAATACTACAAGGGATTGATCGAAGATAAGCCACGCCAGCACATCCTGGATCTTGTGCGTGAGTGGATCGAGAATGAGATCCGTCCTCTTGTTTACAGCACCCGTTTTATAAATAAATACAACCACGAAGAAGAGTGGCTGCGCGCGCACGACTTGTGGGATGGGATAGATCTCATTCAACGCCTGCCGACACAGACCACGATCAAAGGTCCCGACTTGGTTGTACAATGGGTGAAGAAGTACCGACCAGAGATCATCATCGATGATCGCGACGACGTGCGCGATAAGATCCGGGGGCTAGTGCCGGGGATGAAGGTGTACGGACCCGACGCTTTCCTCAAACCAGAGGGAGACTCACATGGACATCCACTGCGTTGACAACTGGCTGTACCACGACTGGGGTATCAACGGTAAGTGCACCCGCTGCGGTGTTACCGCATTCCCCGACCGGGGAAGCCACCTCGCCTTGACATCGGACGACGACCCGTCCCTCTCTGCAGTGCTCTCGACAGCCCGCCCTGTTGATCCTGCTGACCGACACGGTTCACGCCACCACCGACATTAGAAGGCGGACGATTCATCATTCGCCGCTTCTGCAGGGAACCTGCAAGGCTCGGAGGCACTTTGGCTCCGCCAGTAATTCCTCCTCCACCTCCCGATGGATCATTGATTCTTGGCATCCATGGTGGAGTACGTCTTCCCGGTCTCATCGGGTTGGTCTCTGGTGATCCTTGCCATGGACCTGTTAGTCCCTGCCTACCAGCAAGGGATTGCTGCCGTTGTTGTAACTGCTGCGTGTAGTCCTGCATGTACTGCGGCATCCCTTGTGAAGCCTGACCATAGGCTGACACAGATGCTGGGGGTCGTCCTTGGAACATAAAGTCCCGCGCACCTCCACCACCCGGTTGCAGAGCCTGCTGCCCAGCTTGGTAATCTGCCATCATCCCTGCCGTGCGCCCAGCTAGTTGCTGTGGAACAGCCCGTTGCGCTGCGAAATCCGCTTGCGCCCCTGCCATCCCGGCCTGTTGCTGCTGCCTTCCTCGCCACGCCTGTTGTTGCTGTGGAGACCAGCGGCCTCCACCCCCTGGTTGCAGCGCTGCTTGCCCCCGTTGGTAATCCGCTTGCATCCCTGCCATCCCGGCGCGTTGCTGCAGAGCCTGCTGCTGTCGCTGTGCGTCTGCCATCATCCCCGCTCGTTGCTGTGGAAGAGCCCTTTGCTGCTGCATCTGCTGCCGCCCACGCCAAGATGCCTGCTGTTGTGGTGACCATCGAGTTGGCCCACCAGCTTGGTACCCCTCGGGCTCCACGTATCCGGTAGGTTCTACCCACGGAGGTATCCCTCCAACCGGCGGAGCTACTCGCGCAAGTCCACCACCTTGGTAACCACGTACGCGACCACCACCTCTGTACTTTCTCATGTAACCCCCTCGGGCTTCGCCTATTGCCTCAAGTTCTCTTTCGGTTCTGGTCTTGCCAGCTTCAGCTGCACCGAAACCGAATAAGCTAGAAAAGAAACCGGGCTCCTCTTCTGGTTCCGGAGGCGGAGGCGGAGGTGGAGGAGCAATATGATACTTCCGCTCCCACATCCTATATCGGCTCGGTGAGTTAGCCAAGGTGTAAGGGTTAGCCCCTTCCTGATGACCGGGCACTGGTGCGCCCCCTCCGGTCGGTGGTTTCGGGACACTGCCCCCTTCTTGGTAATTCATATAACCTCCTTTCGCTCCCGCAATACCACTCGTGTAAATCACGCCTTGGTTTGCGTTGCGACCTTCGTAACGAGCCTTTAGAACCTCATCCGTTATGTCGGGAGCCGTGATTCGTTGTTGAGCTGCGAACTCCTCATAAGATCGATCATCGTACCCCGGCTGTGATGGGTCTCCTTCGTAGCCATACCCACCACCACTCAGCTGTCCACCACGACCTGGACCTCCCGGTGCATAGAATCCGGGAGTACCACCGGGGTAAGCCATGCCGGGTTCTGGTTTGTCACCATATACCGGTGGTCGGGGAGCCATTTTAGTTGGAGCCATAGGACTGGGCTTTAATACATCTGCAACACGAGCTTTGTGTGCACGTAGCCGATCTCGATACGGACTCTGTCTCTCTTGGGTTGTCTGCTTGGCGTTCCACGCTTCTACCTGTGTCGGGGTCCATTGCGTCTTACCTTCCCCAAGGAGCTGCTTAACCGCTCCGAAGACCGCCCCAGTGATACTGCCACTACCTCCTGCAACTCCCGGTGGGCTAGTTGTGCTTCCCGGTTGAGGCGCTGCGCCGGGGATGTCTCTTACCGGAGCCGGTGTTATTGTTCCACCTCCACCACCTCCACCACCTCGGCGACCACGACCAGCGCGGCGGCGACCACCACGACCTCCCATTGCTAAGCGCAATTCGTCCATGGCTACACGTCCTCCTGTCGCGTTCCCCGTACCTAATGTAGCTGCGATACGAGCTTTGTGTTCACGTAACTGATCCCGATAGGGACTCTGTCTCTCGCTGGTTGTTTGCTGGGCGTTCCATGTGGCTATTTGTTCTGGAGTCCATTGACTACCTGTGCTCTCACCGGAACCAGAGAAATCAGTTATAGGTTCAAGAGTCCCTGCACCTGGGATGTCTCTTACGGGAGCTGGTTCTGGTTCGGGAGGATTGTCAATCTGACCCTGCACCCAATCAGTGTAATTACCGTAACCACCCCAACTCCATCCTCCGTAGTAAGGAGCAGGATCGGTGGTGGGAGCAGGAGCGGTGGTAGTAGCTGGCGCTAAGATAGTCTGTTCCACCGGGCCGGTTGGGACTCCCGGTGGGTATATCGTGCTGGTGTCTGCATCCCAGGTCCATCCCTCACTTACGTACCAACCCTGCGCTAGAATATCCTTGAAGTCTCCCATATCTAGGACGCGTGGTTCTAAAACTTCACCACCCTCTTGGAAGTTGAGAGTTTGCGGCACGCCGGAGTTAATCTCGTTCATGGCAGCGAGACCACCGGTCCAGTACCTGTTCTCTGCAAACCCACCGGAGTATTTCCGGTCAGCGTTTACGAACTCACGTGCCACGGCTCTCGATGGACCTCCACCTCCCGGCTTATTCCAACCGTGCGCGACGGCTCGCATTAGGTTCGCTTGTGCAGGGCTCTTTGATGGCACGCTATTTCTCCACCTCGCCAGTGCGACCATCGATGGTCACATTATCTGGTTTGGGTTTGATCAGTGCGAGGATGCTCGACATGACTTCGAGCTTCGTCTCATCCCGAATTCCTATGGGTGAGTCTTTGTTACCACTCACTTCAGTTGAGTGACGATCAGCCCAATGTTCTCGCTGCCGGTTCGTCAGCCACAACTTGATCGCTTGCACGTCTGGTTTGTAATGCTTGATGGTGTCGGCACGGATTACTTCTCCGTCCCACTGAAAAATCTTTTCTTCATCGTGTGTGTAGCCGGTTGCAACCTGATACAAAGCACCCAGCACAGCAGCATCAGCGTCGGTGTAACCAGCTTCGAGCGCCTTCTTGAATGCAGGGTACTGTTTTTTCCACAGCCCCAGCTGTCGAGGACTGATGTCGAACAGCTCTGACATCTGTTCTTCCTCAATACCCTGCATTGCAATCGCACGCACCTGATCAAGGTGATCGGGCAAAAACATACGGGAACCTTCTGCAAGCAGATGACCCGCTCGATTGCGAGCGAATCTCTTTGAAGGAGGTCTGGTACGTACGGCAGGCATTACTCTTCTTCTCCACTAAGCATCTGCATCAGTCGCGTGGTTATACCGGGATCTTCCTCTTCGTTACCGGCAGCTTCACGCAGCTGTTCAATGCCTCGACCTATCAGTGTGTCATCTTGCATGGATTGCTCTTCGGCGAATTCATCAGACACGTACACCATGTCGTGCGGATCTGATTCCGTCCATTGCTGTGACATCTGACGTCCACCTGCCATCAACAGCGGAGTGATCTGCTGCATGATAACGTCCTTCATTCGTGGATCACTCTTGACGTGTTCTAAACGCAGCAACAGGTTACGTACGGGTGCACTTTGATACGCCTGACCTACAGCACCAATCAAACCCAGCGTCATAAGGTTCATTGCATCCGCAGACTTCTGGGCAAAGCCTCCAGATGCTGCCATGCCGACACCTTTGCCAATCTGTTGGGCTTGTGCCGTCATACGCAAGTACTCCATCATGCCGTCAAGTTCTACCCGTGCTCTGCCGGGGAAGAATGCCTGCAGTTGCGCTTCGACGTTTTCGCCCTCCAAAAAGCGCAGCACTCTGGCAGGATCAACGTTTGCTTCAGCTGCTGCAGTTCGACGCCAGCCACCTACTCGCATGGCGTTGCGCAGAATCATCTGCTGTCCTTCATGCACCCCATCGTCACTGAGATTCCGTACCAGGAGTTGTAACTGCTCGGGATTACCTTCTCTCAGTACACCTCTCATCACCTTCTGATCGACGTTACCCGCTTCTATCAGACCTGTAAGTGTTTTTGCCTCGGACTTATTGACAATGGTCTCCAGTTGTCGTGTTCCTCTTAACCATCCTTCCGCCGCGTCGGTCCCAGACTCCCGCGCAGTACGCTCAAGATCTCGACGAAGTGCAGCAGCAGCGTCATCAAGTAAGACACGTGCACCAGGAGGAGCCTGAGCTGATTCTGCATACAACCGCTCCAACCAATCGTTGACGACACCAAAGCCACGACCAAAGTCCTGCCTCTGACCTCCTTGCCACACAGCGTTGCGAGTTTTATTCAGCAGATCGATGACACCTTGGTGTGCCATCTCTCCGTACCCCTGCTCAGTCTCGATGATGTCTCTGATCCTCAGTCGGAAATCACGCAGGATGACAGGAGTGTCAGCCATCGTGTCAACACCTGTATCGATAGCAGTACGAGCTGCGTCGAGTCGTGCCCCTGCATTAGCGTTTATATCTCGCAGGACTGTTGCACCGTAATTGGTGTTCGGATTCAAATTCCAACGGTCTGCCAAATTACGCAGGACTTCAACACGTTGGTCTCTCTGTCTAACACGCAGGGCACCAGTACCCGTAAGTGGTAAGCGCTCAACCATCTTCAACAGAATCATTCGGAACGGAGTGTGCGCTTCTGGCACAGCATCTTGTGTCGTAACAATTGCAGGACGTCCTGACTGTAGAAATTCTTTTGCTTGTTTCGCGTAGCCCAGTACCTGTGCCTTCGCTTCAGGAATCACACCTTCGATTCCCCGGAAAACATTTTTAAGTCCGAAGAGATTTTCAGGCACGTAGCTGCCAATGAATCTACCGGTACGTTGAATGAGCCCCATGGCTGGTCGTGCCACATCGACAAGAGGACCAACAGCTGTACTTAGAGCGACATCCATGGGATCGAACTGACCCCCGGCTTGTTCCTGTCCCGTCTGTATTGCAGCTTCAGTTATCCCTGCCGTGGTTGCACCTAGTGCTACACGACCAGCGACTGCAGGTGCCATCGCAGTAAGACGACCGGCAGGAGTAAACATTGCACCGATGCCCAGCATCTGCACTGCATCCATAGGACTGAAGCCGGGACGATTGATAATGGCTCGTGTCCCATTCTCAGTATTGTTAACGACGATAGCTCCATCAGGGGCTTCTTGAATTGCGAACTGCGGCCACTTACGTTCACCCGTATCAGGATCGATCTGCGTCAGCATCTGTGCAACTTCCGACGGATCGAACATGGTCATCGCTGCCCCTGAAAGCAAAGCTTTATCCGCAAAACTGAGACCTTCACCGAGACCAGTGCCAACGTGAACAGTGGACTCGCCATGCTCTATGATGTCTTGCTGCTCCATCCTAAGGCCCATCTTCGAGAAGAATCCCACGTTCGGATCAGCTAGTTGTTGGTCTATTTCTTCCATGCGAGGATTCATCTGGTAACTACCCATAAACATTTCGGGCAGCTCTTGGGATGCACGTGACGTACCGGGTTCCATTGGGTATGGAGTGACCTGTTGTTGCCTTGGGATCTCAAGGCCACCTACCGTACCCGTACGCATTATCTCCATGCCTGCCGCTTCGGCAGACCCGACAGGATCCTGTGCTGCATCACCCAAGAAGCTCAGGTCAACAGCACGTCCCAGCTCCTCCTGCTCAGTTCCCTCAGGACGTCCCTGTATGATGCCGCCAAATTCGTCGTACTCAGCCACTTACATCCCCAACCAACCAGTTCTTAAATTTCTGCCGCATCGTCAACGGTTTCTTCGGAGGCGGAATCGGACCCTGCTTCAACGTTTTCTTAGATTTCTTCTGGGATTTTTTGGTCGCCATTACTCTTCCTCCTCTCCCGCTGATTCTTCCTGAACGGGTTTCTGCCCGTAAGGAGAACCCCAGTGTCCAATGCGGTAGTACTTCGTGCCCGCGTCTAAATTGTCGTAGTCTTTCTGTGTCTTAATAAAGACAGCACTCGAGTCGAATTCATACCCGTCTGCTGCCTCCCACAAATCACCGACCGCATCCATCTCACCAGACTGGTACGCCTCACGGATGCCTCTTCTAATTGCAGTTGAATAGATTGCTTCCATTCGTCTCAGCTGCCGGTAGTTTGCTGTCGTGTTCTGACCCAAGCCAACAGAGATACCTTTCATCTCCATGACGTCACGGTCAGACGTGTTACCTTTCAGCTGCGTTAATTTTTGCAGATAGTCTTCTGCGGCAATCATTTGCAACTCGGTCAATTCGACCGTGTCACCAAAGTCAATACCCAGCCAGTTCGCCAAGCGATTCTTGAGTGCTTGGAAGCCGCTCGTCTCGATGATTGTTTCAGCGTCTTCGAGGATGTCATTAGCACGCCTGACGTTGGCTATCGGAGCCCTGAAGCTGTACGCTTCATCGATCATTGCCTGACCTCGACCTGTCTGTGACTCCGCTGTCTCCGCTGCTGTTATGAGAGCCGATGCACGTGCAGGATCCAACCGGTCAGCAGCCTCAAAGAGGACACCGTCTTTATCTGCCAGGGGCTCCAGCCCCCACTCACCTGACTCCTGGTCGAGCCTCATGGCACCGAAGACCAGTTGTTGTTCAGCGACGGGTCTGCCCACGTGATCCGGATTGACCATCACCTGAATCGCGCCATGAATACCTTTGGCCGAGTTGGCATGCCCAGCCTGCGTAAGCAGTTGATCGATAGCGTTGGCCTCTACAGCGATCTCTTGCGATGCGAGATCATTCAGTTGCTCGTCGTAGGCTGCTTCAGCCTGTGCACTTTTGCCTCTCTCTTCACGTATCGCACCTGCAGCCATGCCGATGTTCTCACCGAGACCACCTGTCCTTGACGGTTGCAACATTGCCTGTCCAAATGCGAGCCACCTATCCTGTGCCTCCCGCTGCCGTGCTTCTTCTCTGCGCGATGAAATTTCTTCACGACCTGAACGGAGACGCGCCATCGCTTGGTCCTTGTTCTGGATAATCAGCGAAGTAATACTTGGCTGAACGCCTGAACCGGTGGTTCGCGCTACGATCTGATCAACAGTGATGGGGGGAGTACTCGCTTCTTCTTCCTCCGCTGTAGCGGCTGCAAGGCCACCTCCTTGGTATGCACGTTCCACTTCTGCTCTCATAACGTCAGTCCTGCTTGTGCTGTAACGTCAGATCATGACCTCCGGCCACACCGACGGTGCGACCGAAATCTGGGTAAAGACTTCGTGCCCAGTCAATCGCTTTTCGACCAGCTCCTGCGATACCTCGACCTGCTGCCCGTGCTAGTCCACCGATTTGGTAACCGTCTGCATCGACGTAGCCTCCGTCTGCGTATTCCGGCACCTCTTCGAACTCTCCGTCGATGACGTAGCCACCTTCTGCTCCTCCTCCACCTCCCATCCCGCGATACACACCGTAGGCACCGGCAAGTTGCGACAGTGGTGACGGTTGGTAAATGTCCGCCGGTCCATAGCTGGTTGTTTGCTGCGAACTGGTGTACGGCAGGCCTCGAACCATCTGGTTCATGAAACCGAGTCGTTCGAATGGCAGGTCGCGTTGCTCGCGGAAATCTGCGTACGCAAGATCCATACTTGCCTGATCCATCCCCCGTGTCTGTTGACCGATTGCTTCGAGTGCGGCTGCATCGGTAAGACCCATGCGTTGTGCCTCTGCACCCATTCGACCCACTCCTTCGGCCCCGGCGTACATTGCCTGAGCACCAGCCTCTTCGAGAGCACCCCGTGTCTTCGCCAGATCTCCGTAGCGCGCGCGCTCTGCTTCGTAGCGTTGACCCGCTTCACCGTAAGCTCCGGAAAGAGCTGCCAGCTGTTGTCCCTGCAGACCTTCAGCGATCTCTCTTACGCCACGTGTACCGATGTCTTGCATCGAACCATAGCCACCACGGGATCCAAACTGCCCCGCTCCGGTGAATGCACCTTGCAGCTCTGGTATGAATCGTTCTGTGAGTTGACGACCCGACTCCTCTGCCTGACGCGCCAGCACGTTCTGAATGTAGGGGTCCATGTACCGACCGGCAACGCCGGGATCGGTGAAACTTCCCTGTGCCTGTTGCATGTAAGGATCAGCTGACGCTGCGATGTTGCCCGCACGATCCAGCCCCCCACTGTAGGCTGCAGCACCCCTTTCGAGGTAGGGCATGTACGAGCCGATGTTCTCCTCGACCAGACCGAACGCATCCTGCTGCTCCGCCGAGAAGTCAGCGATCCTCGGGCCACCGTATGGGATGTAGGGCTCAGCTGCTGCTGCGTTTGCTCGCGCGATCAGTCCCTGCGTGTAGTCCGACATCCACTTCGGGATGTTGTCCACAGTCGTCCCATAGGTTGTGACAGATTGCGGAGGCTTGCCCTCAAATAGGAAATCTTCGATAGCCATTACGCTCTCCCTGCTTCCGTCATCGCCCTACGGAGTCTTGCCATGCCGCCACCTGCCATGTATTGGTGTGGTTGCTTCGCCTTGTGGCTGAAGCCCCCCTTCCCCAGGTTCGTGGCTTTGTGCTTGCGCAGATTCCGACGCATCGTGTCGAGCTGTCGAGCCCCGGCATCCCCGGAACCGTCACCCAAGAGTGCCACCGATTCTGCGTCCATGACGTACTCACCGTCACTCAGGCGGGCCGGAATGTCGTCTGACCTACCAGTGCCCTGCCCTTTAACATAACGTCCTGACGCGGCCACTGAGGGCGCTGCACGTGGGACATCGGCATTCTGGGACCAGTAGTCGAACTCGCCCCCGCGTTGGTAGCCCCCACGGGCCTGCGGCAGTCCCTGTCCCAGCTGTGCTGGTGGCATCCAGTCGCCCGTGTTGGGATCTTGCGTGTAGCCTGCCATCTGCAGTTGACCTCCTCCCGTTCCGACCATGGCGGCTGGAACCATCTGACCGGCAGCAATCATCTGGGCAACGGGATCGCTACCTCCCAAGCCCCCGGCTGGACCTGGACCAGGAGCCACCGTTGGCGTGCCGGTCTCTCCGGCGAAAGGATCAGGAGAGGTGAACAGGTGCTGTCCTGATTGTGGCGCACCTTGCTGTCCGTACGTGTAGTAATCCTCTTCACTACCGAGACCCTGGAACTGCCGGTCCATGTTGTAGACAGGCAAGTTTTCCAGGAAGTCTGGGGGCATCTCGGGTTGCGCGTACTCTTCTTCTCCGCCTCCACCTCCCATTGTGCCCGCCATCATCATTGCCGGGAGGGCATAGTCCATCAAATTTATACCTTCCTTTCCGGGAGTAACGTCCGGAGCAGGAGCTACACCCGAAGTTGCAGCAGCAGCTGCCACAGGGTCTACTGTCGGAGCAGCAACGGCTTCAGCGCCACCAATGTGTTGAGGACTGCCGTAATCCGCCAGATCAATTTCCTCAATCGTCGTCGGGACTCTCTCCGCCATGATGCCACCAGCTGCCGGATCCTGAAGGCCCATCATTTCCTGGCCTTTCGCAGTGATACCTTCCAGCGCAGGCTTCAGGACAGCCTGAGTCAGACCTCCTTGGATTGCGCCTGAGACGAAATCACCACCGGTCAGCTCAGCAGCTGTGCCGCCTGCCAGTGCTGAGCCAGCGATTGCTGCCGTAGCGTCAGACATGCCGGGAGCAACTTTCTGAAGTGCACCACCTGCGATATCTCCCAGACCTCCTGTGATCGCACCGGTAAGGGCTCCCTTCACGAAGTCACCACCACCCGCTGCACTCAGTCCGCCCTGAATCAGAGAGTTACCGATTACGGTCGCCGCAGTACCAGAGGCTCCGAACACACCACCAATGGCAGCGCCGAGACCCGGAACGAAGATCGACAACGCGATGGGGGCAACGATCTGGAAAATCTTTGACTTAACAATCCTCTTCACAGTTTTCTTAACTTTTTTCCAGGCTCTGCTGAGGAATCCGTACTCCCCGATGCCCGTGTTGGGATTGATTGTCGCCTTACCCCACATCTTTTCGATAACTTGGGCCTCATCAGGGGTAACGTGCAGCATCATGGAGTCATCACCACGCCCTGCTTGTCGGGTTCTCTCTGCTGCGTCTCGGACAGATCCACCTTTGGCACGACGAACAGCTCCACCCATGTTGAAAAGACGGATCTTCTTAGCATCCCCCTTCGATACACCTGCGCCTTTCATCAGATCTTCCGCCGCAACGGTGTAGAGCAGCTCCATGCCACCCGGCATCTCCTCGATTTCTGCCACCTCTTTGAGCATTTTTGGGTCTGCACCCTGCTGCGCGAGCAGTTGTCCCAAGCCGCCTTGAGGCTGGAGAGTAGACATGATTTCACTCTCTCGAGAATTTGGTCTGCGTGCGTTTCGTTTGTTTGCCATGGTCCTATCCCATAAAAGCTTGCGTGTTGAAGAGCCGCTCAGCCCAGTCTTTCCACGTGTCGAACATTACCGGGTCCGGTGAATCTTGCCCTAACTGATCCTGTGAGCCAACGATGACGAGAGCCCAATCCTGCCACGTGTCGCCCGTCTCTGGCTTATAAATCAAAAAACTGGGCACATCCTCATTGATCAGGAAAGCCATCTGATCAGCCCAGCCTGCAAAATCGTCGTCACGAAAACCCTGCGGATGGATGATCATGATTCCACCCTTCCGTCTGCAGGTTCGAGGTGCGCGTACGTCTTGCCCAGTTCGTAGTTGCCTCCACCTATATTCGATTCAAACTTGAAGCTCATCAGTCGCTTGATCTCTTTAAACTTCACGGTCTCTTCGTCAGGTGTGGACGGTGTCGCAAAAATTGTTTCTGTTGCTCCATCGACGACGTCGGCTTTGGCGTTCGCACGACCACGCACCGTTAAGGTCATGTTACCTGTCTGCACGAGGTCAGGTTCAACCCTGGCAACGCTCAAAGCCTGTTCTGGTATTTGCTGGTCGAGTAATGCGAACTCGTGCGTCTCGAAGAAGGACTGCACAGCGCTGATTGAGGTGGTGCGAATCTTGTCGAAGGCAGTCTCGTGCTGCCAGAGCGTGCGACCGTTTGGCATTACCTCGTTGTCCACCATGAAGGGACGTTGGTACACGTCAGCGTAGATGGCTGCAGTGCGTCCTTGAGTGAGATCATCGCTGTCAGGCAATGCTGTGTCGTACCACGTGTTCTCACGTACGTTGAAAATCAAAGCGTGGGTGCACTCAGTTGCAGAGCCACGTGGGTAACACCACCACAATTCACTGTAGCGCGGGATCTTAAAACCGAAACACTTGTTGCGGTGTGTGAAGTTGATGTTGTCGAAGAACCAGTTCTGGTTCATGTTGTTGGGCAGCTCACGCACAACACCATTGAACAGCAAGAAGCGATCAATACCGGGCCAATAGTAAACACCATCCATCTCGATGATGCCTTGCGAACTCAAGACCGAGATACCTCGGGCAATGATGTCAAAGGCGAAGTCCGGAGGACCCCCCTGCACGAACGTTCCCCGGATGAGAGAATCAAGTGCCCACAGTAAAACAGCGGGACCGGTACCAGCACCTCGAAGAGGGAACCCCTTGACGATCTTCTGCGTACCCAGATTAAATTCGATAGGTATATCATTCACGTTGTTGGCCCCTGACTGCTTGATGAGTCCTCGACTACCAAACGCGAACAGATAAACCCCGGTAACTACGATGCCCCCGCTGACAGGTCCAAACGTTCCGGTGTTCCATCCGGTACTTGGATCGGTATTCAACCCCGTCTCGCTGAGGACAGTCTGAGCATCAATCGTATCGATGTAGATGTTTCCACCAACCTCATTATCGATGTCCAGTACGTTCGGTGCGGCATGTGCAACCAGAAGATGGTTACCGGTACCTCCGGTGTCAGCAAAGATCTGGAATTGCCACAGGTTGTTGATGTCCGTCATGAATGCCACAGGGGTACGATCAGTGAAAATACTCAACGTACCATTCGAAACCTGATACTGACCGATAGTCAGTGGATGCCCCAAGTGCAGGAACTGAATATTGTTTGTGGAGTAGGAATGCATGCCACGTGTTATTTCAGGTACCGTGTCGGTGACCTGTTGATAGCCTCCCATCTTCTTGGGGAAGCCACGTTGAAATCTGCACCACCTACCATCGACGTAGTGCTCGTTATCGAAACGGGTACTGTCCCGTTTAATACCGGGAGCTGATGCTAAGCGTGCAGGTTGGTGGGCCATTACCAGATGTTCTCGTCGTGCCATTCCATAAATTTGGCGATTACCCAGTCAACCCACACCTGAGCTGACTCGCTCACTTCGCCCTCGAACTTGAGTTGCTTGTCCTCGTACCAGAACTTACCGATGGTCTTGCCATCCAGATCGAATGTGATGTTGAAGTCAGGTCTGCCTCTTAATACATTGAAGTCCTCTATAGGTACAGGATCAGGGCTATCATGCTGGCGTAAGCTATCCTCAAGGGTGTGCTTCTCGCGCAGCGCCTCCTGAATGTATTTAGGCAGCACAAAAAAAGGTCCAAGATCAAGGCCACCATTAACTTTGCTCACGGTAGTACCACTCCTTGAATTTATGCCACATGAACTCAGCGAAAATCCTGCCTGACGTCTGGAAGCTGCCATCGAAGTGTAGCTTGTTGTCTTCGTAGATCAGACGACCACACTCCTCGTCACCAAACTTCATCACAAGATTGAAGTGCGGATCACCCTTCTCCCTTTCTCTAGTCTTGTACAGATGTGGCGGCACTCCGTACGTACCGGGAGTGTGAGGCAATGGTCTGACGCTAAAAGGCTTCATGAAGTTATCCACATCGCAGATGTTTGTTGTTCTTGACCTTTACTGTTGGAAGCTGTCCAACCGCTAGAACTAAACCCCACAGGATCACCAGCACCCCCGGCAGTGACCCCGAGTGCATAAACAAGAGCGTTACCAAAGGATGCAACGACACGAGCCAGCAGTCCTGAGCTGCTGTCATCTCTAGCATTCGTGATTAGCCCTCCCCCAAAGAAGTCACTAGCGATCCCTGCCGTCGGTGTGACATCTGCCGGAAGGTTGTCAATGCTCATCGTTGTAGCATTAGAAGTCCCAAATGCTGAACCCGGAGCAATGAATCTATGCAGCGCAAATTCATTAGCGAGACTCGTATCATTAGCATACAAAGTCCATCTCGCATTGACAGCTGGTGCGGACGAGAACCCCAACCAAGTTGGGACGTAAGTTCCCGTGGTGACTGTGATGGAACCTCCGAGTCCTGTAAAATTAGTCAACGTCGATGGGGTTACCCAACGAGTAACATCACCTCCTGTATTTACTTCTGTTTGGGTCGCAATCTCGCCGATACCCTGCTGACTCGTAGTAGCAACGTCCGCATTGATCGTGCGACTGGCTGTGATGTCGCCCAGCCCCGCTGCTTGAATTCCTACGCCCCCTGTCAGCACGACAGCGGAGTGATCTACATTGCGATTATTAGCCGTATCCAGGTTGATCGTTCTATCGGCTGTGAGGTCACCTAACCCCGTTGCGTCGATCCCGGTACCTGCCAAAAGATCGACAGCAGAGTGATCTATGTTGAGATTCGAGGCAGCATCCAAGTCGAACGTTCGGTCTGCCGCAAGCGTGCCACCTCCAGTTATTCCCACGCCCGCTATCATGTCTCGTGTAATGGGAGGAACACTTAAATTAGCCTGTGCTCCGGATGCAGTCGTCGCTCCTGTTCCACCTTGAAGAACTGAAAGAGGAAGCACGATTGCCGATGAAGACACTGCGTTGACCACATCTGTGCCATCACAGTAGAGGATGATAGCTTCTCCCTCATCTATGCTCGGGGGAGACGCCTGCCCAGATGTCGCAACCGTGAAAGCAAAAGATCCTGTCGTCTGACGGTCACACCAATACTGTTGCGTGGTATTGGGCACGATGATGTTACGCGCGCCTGTAAGAGCACCAGTAAAACGGTAGGAAATTCGATTCAGGTTTGCACCGGAAAGGATAAAATCCCCCGACCCAGGAACGGGCAGCGAGACGAAGTCAAACGCGATGCTCGAAGCAACAGTAAGCCCAATGGTGAAAAAATCGGTGCCATCCGTGAAGATGAACGTACTACCGTTCGGGTCCAAGTTGATGTCCGCCGCACCATCAATCTGGCCTGACGGTGGCACAATATTTAACGTGCCGGAACCGGCGTTGCGCAGCATAAAGAACCAGTCATTGCCGAGTGTACCTGCTCCGGTCAGGTTGCACGTTCCGGCACCACCGGTATAGATCAGACACTTCGCTCGATCACCATCGACCGCAGTGAACGGTGTCGCGGCCTCGATGTCGGAATCGATCTTCTGATTGAGCAGCACTGATATTGCCTTGATGCCATCACCAGCCAGTGCAGAAGCAGATGCAACAGCAACCTGAGCACCCAGCTGGAAGGTCGTCCATTCACCCATATCAGTTGTGTTGTCAGTAAGAACAATAACCCACTGTTCACCGGATGCGACCGACTGAATCGTGCCACCTGTGTTGTCACGTATCGTAAATGTCTGACCACCTACGTTGTTGGCAGTTGTCTTATTACCTGTAGCCGTGTTGCGTGCATCAGGCATGTCAATGTTGAGACTCGGCGCGCTGGTCGTGATGTCCATGACATCAGCAACAACGTTGCCACCTGTGATCTGTTGTTCGGTCGGCCACTGCAGGACAACATCCACTGCCGTGGTGATCTCTAGGTAACTAATCCGCGACGGGAAGATCAGTTCTCCGCCGAAAACATCGGTATAAGACATCAGACAGCCTCCCTCGTAACGTTTCTATCAATGATGCGTCTCATATCCTGTGCCTCCAGGATTGCAACGTCCCGGTCGTAGGTTGTTTGCCATACCGGAATGCGTTCATCGTCTTTTAAAAATGGAGTCGCCTGCAGAAGCGCACCATGAAGCAGGGCGTTCGGGGCAAAGTCCGTCGTCCAGTTCGTTTGGTTTGTCACGTCTAACAACGCAGGCAACTCCCAGTAATTGACTTCGAAGGGATACGCAAAATCTGCCGACGGTGCAATCAACCAGTTGAAGTAATCGTAATCTCCATAGAATTTCGGCTGATCCGTCAGATCTTCATCCGGCCAGTAACGTCGCATGTACTCGTACGACCGGGCGAACAACGGAGTCCTAATCTGGGTTGCACCCACACCGAAGTTGATCGAGATTGTGTCACGCCAACGATCAGGTTTAGGTATCACAGACTGCCCGATAGTCAGCGTGTCGGTTACGACTGTCACAAAGCCCAGGATCTTCATAGAGTTCGCCAGCTGCCGTTCAGCCAGATTAATCAAGCTGGGCAGCTGGTCGAACACCGTGGGATCCACAGACGTGCCTCGCTCCAAATAGGCCTGGAGATCGGCAACCAGCGAGTTGAATGTCATCGAGACAGCCATGCGATACTCCTAACTACACGTGCCGTCGGCTAACGTTGTAGTACCACTGCCAACTGCACGACAGTCACCGTGAGTAGCAGCATCAGGACTTTCACCTACTGGACACACCACCAGTGTGTTGGTCGCGCCGCACTCGAAGAAATCTTTATCCGCTGGCGGCGCACACGCAGCAAGCAGGAGTGCGGTTGAGATTATGAATAGCAATTTCATTAGTTACTCCTCACCCAGTTGGGGGTGTTTCTTCTCCTTCCGCCGGATCAGGTTCAGTCGTAGGAATCGGGTCTTCTTCGACGACTTCGGGATCCGGCTCTGGTGTTGGCTCTGGTGTTGGCTCGGGCTCTGGCTCGGGTGCGGGCTCTGGCTCTTCTTCAAGTAACTCCTCCTTCGCAGCCTGAAGACGCGCGTGCGCATCGTCAGAACGTCCACGCATGATGTCCCATTCCACTCTATTGGGTGCCCGACCTGACGCTGCCATAGATTGGATAGTCGCAGTGAAGGCCTTGAGATCATCTATCGCGTCGTCACCCTGCGAAATCAGGACACCAAGAATACCGAGAAGCTCGGAGGCTTGGTCAAGTTTCACACTACTGCCACCACCTAAAGCGGGATTATTAAGCACGGTGCGCATTCCGTTAACTGCAAGTATGATTAGTGAGATGGGATCCATTATTCAGCTCCTTGTATGTTTCGTATTAACTCGTTAACCATGGGTGCGAGTCGAGTCACCCAGTCGTCCAGCGAATTTGCTGCAGCGACCAGTCTCTCTTCACTCGTTTCCCCTGCGTTGAACTCAGCTTTTATGGCAAGGAATTCCACGTATGCATCGAGCAAGCTATCAGCCACCGGCTTAGCTCGCTCTTCTGCCTCGATGATGCGAAGTTTCACACCGTCGGAAATACTCTCTTCCTCCACAAGGTCCGCTGCCTTCTCCTGAAAGATGACAAACGTACCGTAAGCAGCGTACGCACGTTGCTCAGTTGTTTCTGCGGCTGCAATAGGATTGGTTGATGCACATCCTTGCAACCCGACCAACAACAACAGTACAAAGAACGAGAGATATCTGTTGTAAAGTAACTGCGTCATATCGAACCTCCTCCGTCACCAGTACCGGTCACCTTATTAATCAGGCGTCGAGCACTGATTGATTGAAAATCCTTGAGGAAGCTGATCAGCGCGCCGACACCAAGAACAATCCACGCTATCTGCCCGATGTCGCTGACCGACTCAACCCCCGCTGTCTGCAGCAGTGCCAGCGTCCCTGTCAGAAACAGAATCAATGCAGCCACCAGTGCTCCTAGTATTGTATTGAGCTTACTCATGCGCTTTCCCCTACAAGTTCTAAGTGACCCCAGTCCATGAAATCCTGATCTGTTGTCAGTCCGTCCATGTCCCAGTCTCCCCCCCACCGAAGCGTTGTCCCTTGATCCTCAGCAGCGGCGAAGAATATGCCCGCAACGAGTGCGAACATGTGTGTGTCTTCCCAAGGAATAGCCACGCCTTTAACATACGGCCCGAAGTCGAAAGCTAACGACTGAGGACCCACGCCTTCGATCACGTGGTTATGCAAGGAGTCGGGCCACTGCTTATGACTGACACCACTCCTGAACATACCGTTCTGAGTGACCTCATCTCGCCAACCCCAGACGATGGCAATATCCACGGGTGAAAGGTGTAATCCATAGTCGATAACATTGATCAACTTCGGGTGACAGGTGTCACGGTTCTCGAGAGAGTTCTTTCCGTAAGCCCAGGTCATTCGACTTCTGCTCTCAACTCAGTCAAAGCCGATTGCATACTTTCCAGTTCCAGTTGAAGATCCACTAGATCCTCAGCGTCGTCTGCTGTCCAGTCATCAGCAGGAGGGTTGTCCCTAAGGAACTCCATACCTGCGATCTCTTTGCGAAGGTACGAGATGTCACGCAGGATCAGAACGCTAAACGCACCCTTGATTGGTGCAGCTTCCTTCTGTATCTGCATCGCGACATCACCTGCCATCGCTTCGCTAACTGCTGTCACCAGTATCGGTTTGACGATAAACCAGAAGACGGGAATCAGGGGAATCCATGACAGCACTGCTGCCACAGATATCCTGATCCCTTCGTCTTTAGTGACATTGATCGACATTACGTCGTTGCATCCTTACTACCGTTACCACCTTTCTTTGGTGGTGGGTCTCCTTCCGGAGGAGGATCAGCAGGTGCACCAGTCCCTAAACCTGCCGGAAGTGCAGGTACTTCTTTTGGCTGCGACAGCACGACCTCACCATTTGCCAGTGCCTGCAACATTCCTTCAAGGATGCCCAGTGCGCCAGACTTTGCCACTGCCAGCGGCACCGCTAGGTCATCGACCTGCAACAGTTTTACACCTGCGGCTGCTGCCATCTGAATTTGAACCGCTGTTATTTCTTGCTTTGCCATTTTAACTCTCCATTTATTTTAGATATCTGTCCAGGTTGTGTTAGCAACAGTCGCTATGTAGGTGATAGAGGCTCCTGCTGCTAAGGACTCTGCTGTGTCAGTACCAGCTCCAAGATCATCCCCTGATGCTGGGAACACGTCACAAGCATCAGTGGAATCATCATTCTTAATGGTGATTAACGAATTGACCGCAAACACATCGGGTAATCGGACTGAGTCGGCGGCTGTGGCGACTACAGTCACTACAGCATACGAAGAAATAATGGGAACTGCACTACCCTGTCCGCCACCAGCGAAAGCAGTGATGGCAAGCTGAGCATCTGGAACTTGAATAACTCCACTATTTAGCTCCGCTAGGCGCAGTCCTTCAAGACCACCAGCGACCAGTGATAATTGATCAGCAGCAGCATGACCAATTCCGGTGTTGTTATCAGTTCGGTTAGGAACGAAAGTCGGGACCGTGGCTGCTGGGGATTGATAAAAGAGGTTGAAGCTATCCGAGTTATTTAAGCAAGTAAGAGCATTAACGCCGAATTGAAGTTTGTCGGTGCCCGCATTGGAAAAGTTTACAAAGTCATCAACAGCTTCATGTAAGCCGGTGTCACCGTCACCGAAAGCTAATGTTGGACGAGCCGGATCGTTGTTCTGAACTAGAATTAACTGCGGATCAACCCCGGCAGTCTCAAATAACTCCGCTACCAGAACGCCACCTGTGATCAAGGCAAGTCGGTCAGCCGAAGTCCAGCCAATACCTGTGTCAAGGTCAGTCTTGTTGGGGATCAGCGTCGGGTTCGTGGAGGTTGCGGCCTCGTCAACAACCGCTGGGCCAGCAGCATCGCTGAACAGCATGTTGCCAGTGAGAAGGATGTCGCCATCGGCACCGGAGCCAGTTGCCGCACCGACCGTTATATTTACATCGCCGCCGTCGCCGTTAGTTGCGGCTGATGTGCCGCCAACTAGGCTGACCGCGCCGCCTACGGAAGCATCGGTCGCGCCCGCTATGCCGCCCGTAAGAAGGAGTGCGCCGCCAGGACTCGTGGTGAGACCGGCTCCACCAGTGATATTGACCGCGCCGCCAGCACCAGCGACGGTTGTGATGCCACCTAGAATTGATACGAGGCCAGGAGTACCACTATCAGTTTCGCCACCCTGGATCGTGACGGCCCCACCAGCCATCGTGCCTTGCCCTAGGCCGCCTTTAGCGAGGAGAGCGCCGCCGATGCCGTTGGTTGCTTGCGAGCGACCGGCATTAATTTCGATAGCGCCGCCAATTGAACCATCAGCTGTACCTCCACCCCCAGCGTCTATATCAACAGCTCCGCCCGCACCCGTAGTGCCGTCGCAATCGCCACCTAATATAACTACCTCGCCACCATCGCCGCCGACGTTACCGACAGGTGATTCTCCACCCTCTAGGAATATTCGGCCACCATCTCCGGAGCCAGTTGGGTCTGAATCGCCCCCAACCATGACAACATTGCCACCGCTGTTAAATCCTGTGCCTACACCGCCACCAAGTCTGACCTCACCACCAACTCTGTTGCCAGCCAGTGCAGCACCACCAAATATGCCTATAGTGCCCGTGGTTCCGGTTACTGCGGTCCCGTCACCAGCGTTTAGAAGAATATCTCCACCCTGGCCTAATGTTCCTCCACCGGCACCAGCGTTTAATCTTATAAATCCACCGTCTCCGGATGCTCCACCGGCACCAGTTGCTAGGGTCAGGTCTCCAGCATCACCTGTGGTGAGACCGGCTCCAGTTGTGAGAGCAATTGGCCCGCCAGCGGTAGCCGCAACATCAGCTGTAGGTAGGGCCAGAGTGAACTGGCCGGAAGAAAAAACTAATGCGTTTGCTTGAGCTGGATACCCGACAACATTGTCGCCCGTATCGAATCGAATAATATCTTCGTCAGGAGATTCCTCTACCGTGACCTTCGTGTCGCCATCGGCATCAATGATTTCGTTCGAAGCTGTTGGCGCTGGTGCGGTATCAACGATCAACAGTGTCCATGTAGAGTCGGCAAGCGTAGCGATGAACGTCAGGCTCTCGCCTGCAGCCAGGGACACTGCCGTATTAACGCCAGCACCCAGGTCGTCGCCGGATGCAGGGAATACATCTGCTGCCTCGGCAGCGTCGTCGTTCTTGATGTAGACCAGGGAGTTGACTGCGAATACAGCAGGCAGTCTGACCGAGTCACCGGTCGTCGCCACCACTGTGATGACGTTGTACGAGTGTATGAGCGCTACCGCGCTACCTTGACCGCCACCCGCGAATGCCGTGATAGTCACAGCAGCGGATGGTACTTGCAGGACACCACTGTTATCTTCCGTGAGCCGCAGGCCTTCAACACTATTAGAGTTGAAGATCACCGCGCCAGTACCAGACAGCTGCATGGCCCCTGCGCTGTTAGCAATGATGCTGTCGGTACCGTCGTGGAGGATCGAGATCGTGTCACCACCCGGATACTGCAGCATGTAAGCGGTGTCGGAAGTGCGGATCCAGAAGTGCACAAAGTCCGCATCTGTCGTAGCGCCCAGGTCGGTACCTAAGCCATACATGGAGAAGACACCCTGACCAGCTACGGGAGCAGCATCTGCCCACGCAGGGACGATTCGGCTACCCGTTTCAACGCCGCCGGTCATTGCCTCGATATTTAAGAGGGCTAAGTTCCCATTCAGCAGACTTCCGAACAGGAACGGGCGAGCTAAATTGGAGGTATTGCTTTGAGGCTGTTCGATTGCAAAAATGTCTTGATCATCAATTAACTTGCTGCCTGCAAGGTGACCAATAATGACGCAGTGATCGAAGTCTAGCTGTGTCCCGGTAATTCCTAGAGAATTCCCAATGAGTATGTTCGTCTCGCCATTAAGAATGCCAGGAACACTTGAATGGCCGAGAATGAGTTGATTTTCTGTGGCCGCGACGCTGAAGGCGGCAGTGTTGCAGCCGATAACGATAGAGGTGTCCATATTTATAGCGTTTGTCGCAGCCATAGATCCAATAATGACGTTTAAGGTAGCTCCGCCAAAAGATTCACCAGCGTTGTTGCCGATAAGGACGGATGAGGTAACACCCCCTGATCTAAGATCGCCGCCAGCAGCTCGTCCAAGAAGCACCGTACTATTGATGGAAGCGTTAACGGTTCCTCTGCCAGCATCAAAACCAATGACTGTAGAACTACTCATAACTCCGAGTCCTGCTGCCCCAGTCATATCAGAGCCAGCATCAT